CATATTTTATTGGAAATACTTATCGTTCACCACTCATTGCTGAAAATCAAATATTAAATCAAGAATTTAATTTTAACGATTCAGGATTAAGAAGAAATACTTTCCCATATAATGTTGATGAGAAGTTTTCTGGTAATGATTTTATTATTGAATCTTATGAAAAGATTAGACAAATCTCAAAAATTGAATCTGTTACAAAAGGAGGAGTTGATTCATTTACCATTTTGAATGGTGGTACAGGATATAAAGTTGGAGATTTTACTGAATTTGATGACGAAGGAACAAATGGTTCTGGTTTTCGTGCACAAGTAGATGAAATAGTTGGTATTGGAATTTCACGTATTGACACAAATATAACACAATTTGAAGGTGCTGTTTTTGAATGGAAGAGTAGTAATGAAGTTCAAGCTAATTATTTGCCTTTTGTTGAGTTAAATGATCAAACTTCGGTTTCAATATCAGGTTTAAGTAGTTCGATTGTAAATTTAACTGATTCATTTAATGTTGGTGTTAAAACCACTACCATTGGTCTTGCAAAGACTATGACAGTGGGTGTTGCTAATGGATTAATTCAAGATATTTTTGTAACTGAAATACCGAATACAGTCGCAATAGGTGGATCACTAAAAATTGGTTCAGGAAATGTAACAGATGTTGAAACAGTAAGAGTGTTAAATGTTTATGATTCAAGAAAAGTTATTAGAATACAAAGACATACTGGTGTCGCTCATACTGCAGGTTCTAATATTGATGTATTAAACAACAGTATTAGTATTCCTGTTAAGACCACTAAGTTTGAATCTGAAGTTAATGACATAATATACTTCAATGGACCACAGTCAGTTGGAGTTGGAACAACATCTGGTGGTGCGATTAATGTTGATAGAATCATTGGTGATATAAAAGAAACAGTATCAATACCAACAAGGACAATTCATATTCCAAACCATCCATTTAAAACTGGTCAGAAAATTACATTGAATAAAAGGAATGGTGCTAATCGATTTGATGTAGGTACAACTCCGCTTGTTAATGAGTTCAAGGTTCCTCATGTTGGACAAAATTCACTTGATGTGTATGTAATAAACAAAGGTCAAAATAATATTGGTATTTTAACTTCTAAAGTTGGTATTGGAAGCACGAGTGAGGGACTATATTTTTATACTAATGGATCAAGTTCTGGTATTTCATCTGGATTATATTTTTTCCAGTCTAATAAAAAACAAGTTACAGGAGATATTGATAAGATAATTACCACAGTATCAACAAATGTATCTGCTGCTAACACAACAACACATAATCTAATTGAAGGTGATGTAATAAGAATGAATGTAGTTCCTAATCTTAATGTTGGAATTGGAACAACAACGTCTGTATCTGTGAATTATAATTCAGAATTTGAAAAATTAATAGTTGACCCAATACTATTCACATCTTCTGATGTTGAAACAAATCAAATTGATATTGTAAATCATGGATTTAAAACTGGAGACAAAGTGTTCTATGATGGTGGTGCTACTGGATTAAGCACTGGCACATACTTTATTAATAGAGTAAGTAGTAGAAGATTTCAACTTGCAGAAACAATTGAAGATATTAATTCAGATCCAGTAAGAACAGTTACTATAACAGCAAATACAGGTGGAAATCAATCTATTGGATTAATAAATCCAAGAATTGACGTAGTTAAAAATTCTAAATTAAACTTTGGATTATCAAGCACAACATTAGCAGATTTTGATTTTAAATTATTTTATGATAGAGAACTTACAAATGAATATTTAAGTTCACAAGATTCAAGTTCATTTAATGTTGGAGTTGCAGGTACCATTGGAATCGGCACAAATAATACTGATCCAGTGGGTGCAGCATTAACAGTTCAGTATTCTTCCTCTTCACCTGGCAGATTATACTATGGTTTGACTAAAGGTGGTTACATTAGCACAGCAGACACCGAAGTATCAAATTATTCTGAAATCAGATTTATTGATAGTGAATATAATGGAGAATATAAGATATCTAATGTCACTGCAGATACCTTTGATATTTCACCAAAAATTCCAGAATTTTTGAGTTACACAATTGCAGATTGTGAAAAATTAGAGTATTCAACTAAATCTACTTCAGTTCATGGAGCAATTAAAGATTTAGATATAATATCACCAGGATTTAATTATAAAAAGTTACCACAATTTAAATCAGTTAAGAGTGAAAATGGAACTGATGCAAACATAATAGCATCTTCAAATTCAATTGGAAGAATTAAAAAGATAAGAATAGTTGATATAGGTTATGAATATTCTTCTGATAAAACTTTAAGTCCAGAGGCATTTATATCACCTGTTGTTAGTATCGATAATCTTGATATTATTGATTCTGTTAATATTGTGAGTGGAGGTGCTGATTATATGAGCACACCTAATTTAATTGTATTCAATCCAGTTTCAAATACTGTTGTTGATAATCTATCATTACAACCCTTTACACCTAACCAAACAATATCTAAAGTTGATGTTTTATCACCAATCACTGGATTAGATTCTGTAGTTCATAAAATAATTTCAATTAACAACTCAAATGGTGTTGGAATAAACTCAGTTCAAATTAGTAACTCTGGAGTTGTAACTTGTTTCCTTGAAACTCCAATTAATGGATTTGAAAATCAACCATTTGCAGTTGGAGATGAAGTTTATGTTGAGGGTATACAAAGAGTAGGAGAGGCAGGAATTGGTGCGACACAAGGTGGAATATCAACTAATACTACTATTGATGGAACTGGATACAACTCCGATAATTATAACTATCAATTCTTTAATGTAGATGATTATATTGTTGGTACACAATGTATATTAAAGTTTAGTACAGCAGGTGTAACAACAAATCCTGGTATTGCAAAAACTTTCCAATCAGGTTATGCAACTTTAATTAATAAGAAAAAATATCCCGTTATTGAACCAATTCAATCAAGGGGTGTATTTGAATTGAAGGAAACTTTAATTGTTGATAATATTGTCACAGATTTAAAAGTAATTGAAGTAAGAAATGACTATATTAAAATTGATGGTAAATTTAAAATTGAAAAAGGTGATCGAATAAAAGGTGAATTAAGTAATGTTTCTGCAGAAATAACTAGTATCGTTGATAATCAAGCTAAATTTGAAACTGATTTTTCAAATAGACAAGAATATGGTTGGTTAGATGATATAGGTAAATTAAATGAAGATTATCAAGTTATACCTGATAATGATTATTATCAAAACTTATCATACACTGTCAAGAGTTCAATTGAATGGGAAAAATTTGTAAATCCAGTCAATCGTTTAGTTCATCCATCTGGACTTAAGAATTTTGCTGATACAGCAATAACATCTAATTTGAAAGTTGGAGTCGGTGAAGTTAGAGAGTCTAATCAAACCGTTGTATTGGATGTTGGTAACGTTTTAGAACTTAATGATAAGCAAAGAGTTGATGCTATTAATAATTTTGATTTTGCAAGAGATTATGATACAAGAGTTAATGGTTCCAAGTTCCTAACATTTCAAAATAGAACATTAACTGACTTTACAAGATGTAAAACAAACAGAGTCCTGCTTCATGATGACATAAGTGAGAATTTTTCTAGTGAGGGATTTGAAAGTACTAATACAGTTATTGAACCTTTAGTCGAAGATTTTGGACATTATCTTGTTCAAATAGTTGATCCTGATACCTTTGACACACAATTTACAGAATTGGTTACACTGACAACTGAAAGTGATGCGTTTATACTTGAAAAGACAACTGATTTTACAACTATTAAGTTAGGTGATTTTAATACTGAAATACTATCAAGTGGAACAAAGAACTTATTATTTGAACCAACAGAAAAATTTCTAAAGGATCATGATATTAAAATTCTTAAAATTGATTTTAATACTGATTTAACTGGTATAGGTACAAATGGAATTGGTAGTGTTGATTTAACTGGTTTAAACACTGGTATAGGGAGTACATCAGTTGGATTTACAACATCATCAATATTAGAAGTTCCAACATATGATTTTAATTCACTATATGCAACAATTTTTGTACAAGATAGTTTTACAAAAGAAATTAATTATAATGAGGTAATTGTTGATTTTGATGGCACTGACACTACTATTTCTGAAACATACGTTGATACAAAATCTGGATTAAGTCAATCAGTTGTTGGTGTGATTACTGCAAGAGTTGAAGACAATTTTGTTAAGTTACAGGTTGAAAACGATAGAGTTAATACACTAGATGTTAGAGCCAATATTGTTGGATTAGGTTCAACTGCCGCAGGTATCGGTACCTATCGTTTCTCGGTTGCTGGACAACCTGCTGGTGCTGAAAGAAGTGCAAGATTAGAATCAGGATATGTCACTGGGACAGCAAGCACAATCACATATGCTACACTTAATAAATTAATTGATAGCAGTGTTAAGTCATTAGTTAGAGTCTCTTGTGGAGAAACTTCTGCAGTTCATCAAATTGTATCAATTCGTGATGCTGATGATATTCTAACTGTTCAATATCCATTCGTATCTGCTGGATCGACAACAGGTATTGGAACATTTGGTGGTGAAATAAGTGGTGATAATATTAATTTAAGATTCTATCCTGATGCAGAGTTCGATTCACTAATTGAAGTACAATCATATAATCAAATTTTATATACAGCAAGTGATTTTGAAAATACTCCTCCTGATTTGACATATGGAACAGTTGACCAAAAATTATTCTTATCAACTTATGATGGTGCTGCTGGACTCAGGGCTAACAAAAAAGACTTTATATTAAAACATAATGATGTTCCAATTTACTCGAAGACGTTTAATCCAACTGCTGGAATAATTAGCACAACTACAGGTATATTTACAATTCCTAACCATTTCTTTAATACTAATGAAGAATTAACTTATACACCAGATTCTACATTTATAGGTATAGCAGGAACTGCGATTTCAATTGGTTCTACAGCAAATGTTGCTGGAGTGGTTACAACTATCTTACCAAGCACTGTTTTTGCAAAAGTTCTTGATGAAAATAGATTTCAATTATTTACAAGACCTGAATATGTTACATCTGGTGCTGCTGTTACATTTACAGGTTTAGGTGCAGGTAACGCTCATAAATTGACAATGAATAAACCACTAACCAAAACAATAATTGGTTTAGATGGTGTTGTGCAACAACCAATAACATTTACATCAATTACACATACATTAGATTCAAATATAGGAATTGGATTATCACAGTTTGTTTTAAGTGGAATTAATTCTATTGCACCAAGAGATTTTCTTAAAATTGATGATGAGTACGTAAAAGTTACTGAAGTTGGATTCTCAAGCACACCCACTGGAGTTATTAATGATTCAACTGATGTGGCACTCGGTATAGCGACTTTACCAGTTGTAAAAGTTGATAGAGGTCAATTAGGAATTGCAGCAACTACGCACCTAGCAAACGCTACTACTAGAGTTCATAGAGGTGCGTTTAATATAGTTGAAAGTAAGGTATTCTTCTCTGATCCACCAAAAGGAAATAATAGATCAAGAAGAGATGAAACTAATTTACCTTTTGTTAGAGCAAACTTTAGCGGTAGAACATTTTTAAGAAGTAATTATACGACCAATATGTTATTTGATGATATATCTGATAACTTTACTGGTATTGGTAAAACATATACATTGACTGTAGGAGGTGCGAATACTTCTTCAGGTATTGGAGTGGGTAATGGTGTTCTATTCATCAATGGAATTTTCCAGACTCCAAAAACTGTTAATAATACTGGTAGCAATTATGAATTCATATCTGATACAACTGCTGGTATATCAACTGTAGAGTTTAGTGGTATTACTTCCACAAACGGTGATTTTATCGTATCCGAATTTGATATCAATCAAAATCAAGTTCCAAGAGGTGGATTAATCGTTTCATTAGGTTCTACACCTGGCACAGGTTATGCTCCACTACAAGGTGCAAAAGTCAAAGCATTTAAGGATGCAAATGGTGGAATTACAAGTGTTGTTGGTATTGCAACATCATCTGGATTTAATCTTGGAATACAAACTGCTGCTTATGATAACATAAGTGGTATCATTACAGTTACTACAAACACTGTTCATGGATTCGCTCTAGAAAGACCAAATACAGTTAAATTAAAAGGATTAGAATTTGTTTGTCCGAAGACTGTGGTTGGTGTAGCAACAACCGCAACATATAATCCTGCAAATGGTTTCTTAGTATTGAACATACCAAATCATGGATTGACTAACGGTGATGCTGTTATTCTCGAAACAGGTTCAATATGCTTTACTTGTTCTAAAGATAATCACGTATCAACACATTGTTATCCTCGTGCAACTGATCCAGCTGCAAATCAATACCTAACAGTTTCAGGTGTTGGTATTAATACGTTTACAGTCAACGTTGGTGTATCATCTGCAGGTGCTCAATACGCTCATACATTTGTTTCAGCAACCTCTACAGCGGTCAAGACAATCGGGGGTGGTGGATATGTTGGAGTTACAACAACAATATTCCAAGATCATGAGAGACCATTATTTGTTGTTGGTATAGTTTCTGATAGAACATTTGAAGTTCAAGCGGGTGCAAGTACAATACCACACACTTATCAAGGTGGTGGTAATGCATTCGAGTTCTTTGAAGATCTTACATTTGGTTCAGGATATCGTGGTGGTTCTGTTGCGATTGGTGTTACTGATCAAGCATATGTGCATAGATTTGTAAGTTCTGGTATAGGTTCAATACGTAAAGGTAGTTTTGCAGCAACGGGAGCAAATTCATTCACAGCAACAAATGCAGTCTATACATCTCATTCTGGTCAATTAGTTCTTACAATACCTAATCATGGTTTATCAACTAGTGATACCGTTGGTATTGATACTGGTGGGTTGGTATTTAAGTGTTCAAAAGATAATTTCTTCTCTGACCATCCATATCCTCGTGCAGTATCTAAAACAAGTTTCCCTAATTCTGACCCTATTGCTGGAATACAAACTGCAATCACAGCGACTACAACTAATACTATTACATTAAACGTTGGTGCTGGTGGTGGCGGTGGTACAGGTGCAGAAGTTTCAGCGATAGTTGGTGCTGGTGGTACACTTGCATTTACAATCACATCTGCTGGTTCAGGATATGTAAATCCTGAAATAATAATACCTGAACCAAACTATGATAACTTACCAGTTATTGGTATATCAAGGCAGGGTATTGGTGCAACAACTGATACAGGTTCTAATTTATTAGTCGATGTTAAAGTCAGTGCAGCAAAAACAACAGTCGGCATAGGTTCAACAACATTTGAAATATCAGAGTTTTCTATCGCAAGACCTGGACACTCATTTAAAGTTGGTGATAAATTTAAACCTATAGGATTAGTAACAGCAGCACATCTATCTTCACCAATACAAGAGTTTGAATTAGAAGTTACACAAATCTTCCAAGATAAATTCTCTGCTTGGCAGTTTGGTGAAATTGATTTTATCGATAGTATTAAAAATTTACAAGATGGTTCAAGAACAAGATTCCCATTATTCTTTAATGGTCAATTATTAAGTTTTGAAAAAGATTTAAATAATGCAACATCACAATTAATTGATCTGAATGCAGTTCTCCTCATATTCATAAATGGTGTTTTACAAGAACCAGGTTCTTCATATATTTTTGAAGGTGGTACTACCTTTGAATTTGAAGAGGCACCAAGACCAGAAGCACAAGTTGATATATTCTTCTATAAAGGACAGGATGGAGTTGATGTAGATACAGCAGATATTCAACAAACAGTTAAGATTGGTGATGAGGTAAGATTATTCAAACATCCTGTTGGAGTAACAACTTCTCAACAAGCAGAAAGAACTATCAAAGAGTTACTTGGTGCAAAACTTGTTGAAACTGATATTTACACTGGTGCAGGTATCGATGAAAATAATAATAAACCACTTAGATGGACTAAACAGAAAGTTGACATTATATTAGGTGGTAAAAAAATTGATAAGTCAAGGGAGATACTTGAACCACAAATTTACCCTACTTCTAAAATAATTGGTGATTTTACATCAACATCTGGTGAGGGTAGCACGAATGGAATATTTGTTGATGATGCAGAAGTATTCTTTTATGAAAAAGGAGATCATTTAAGTGCAAGTAATCCAGATGAAACTGATGGTGATTATAATTTATCATTTAGCACAGTAGATGCTCTTGTAACATCTGGTGAAATTAACGTTGGTGCATCTGCAACAGCAATTATATCTTCTAGTGGAACTATATCATCATTTGATATAACAAATGCAGGAAGTGGATATATTAATGCAAATGTCAAAGTTAGTGCACCACCCATAATAGGTGTTGGTATTGGTTCAACAGCAACAGCAACAGCTACAATTACTAACGGTGCTATATCCAATATATCAATTACAAATCCAGGTTTAGGATATTCAAATCTAACACCACCACAAGTTATTATTGATTTACCACCATTCAAAACTGAAAAAATTACATCTATTGATAATGTTGAAGGATTTACTGGTATTATTACTGGTATCAGTACAACAACTGTAAGTGGACAATCAGCACTCAAATTCTTTTTTAGAGCAGATAAAACAGCAAATACATTATTAGTTGGTTATCCAGTGTTCATTAAAGATACAACAGTTGGAACTGGTATTACATCAGTTGACACTCATAATTCATCAATAGTATCAATAGGATCAACATTTTTAGATAATATCTATAAAGTTCATGCTATTAATTCTACAGGTGAAAATGGTGAAATAACATGTAATATTCAAAACGGACAGACCACAGGTGTAGGAGCTGGTCTGACAGGTAACTTTAACAATAGTAATCCTGGTATCGCTACACACTTGGGTCGAATAAGTTGGGGTAGACTATATAATGCATCTCGTGATAGTAATCCAATTTCAATCGGTGTAACAGGATTAACTGTTAATGCTGGTTTGGAGACCTTCCCAACCATACAAAGAAAGAACTACTCTATTGCATCATTAAGAGGTCTTAGATCATCAGGTGCAATTAGGGTGTTTGGAATTTGATTACATTACCTCTATAAATAAAAGGAAAAGAAAAGTTTAGATACAATGTCAGCGATTATTACTGATCAATTTAGAATATTGAATGCTAACAACTTTGTTGAATCAGTAGAAAATACAAATAATTCTTACTATGTTTTCATCGGATTACCCAATCCAGCTGGAACTGGAACTTTAGTTGGATATGGTAGATCTTCTGATTGGAATTCAACAACACCAGCACCGACGGATAGTTTTTCCTATCGTAAACATACTGGTGATACGATGATGTTCGGTAAAAAAATAGCATCCTCAAACATAAGAAGAATTATAAGGAGAGTTGATTGGGTTGCAGGTAGTAGATATGAAATTTACAGAGACGATTACAGTGTGGAAAATCCAAGTCCACTAACACAAGCAAACAGATTGTATGATGCGAACTACTACGTTCTTAATTCCGACTTTAAAGTTTACATTTGTATTGATAATGGATCATCAGGATCTAATCCACTTGGAAACGTATCTCAAGATGAGCCGACTTTCACCGATTTAGAACCATCGAAAGCAGGAAATAGTGGTGATGGATACCTTTGGAAGTATCTTTTTACTGTTTCACCTAGTGATATTATTAAGTTTGACTCAACTGAATTTATTACTGTTCCAAATAGTTGGAGTTCAAGTCAAGATTCTCAAATAAGAGCAGTTCGTGAAAATGGAGATTCCTCTGTAAATCAAAATCAAATTAAACACGTTTATATTGAAAATGCAGGTAGTGGATATGCAAATGGATTAAGTCAGGAAGTTGATATAATAGGTGATGGAGAAGGTGCAAAAGCAAGAGTTGATATTGTTAACGGTACGATTACAGATGTGACTGTTAGTGCTGGAGGTAAAGGTTATAGTTATGGCATAGTTGATTTAGGAACTTTAAGTAGTGGTGTTAGCACATCTACTGGTCGTGCTAAACTTGTACCTATCATACCACCAGGTTTAGGACACGGTTCTGACGTATATACTGAATTAGGAACTGATAGAGTTATTGTTTATGCTAGATTTGATGATTCTACAAAGGATTTTCCAATCGACACTAAATTTTCACAGGTTGGTGTTGTAAAAAATCCTACTAAAGTAGGAACGTCAGTAACTTATACCGATAATACATATTCATCATTACAGGCAATAAAGTTTGATACTGTGACTGGAGTTCCACAAGTTGGTGAAGAAATTAAACAAGTTTTAACCGTATCTCCAAATACAGGAAAAGTATCCACTGGTTATATTGCTTCATATGATTCAGAAACAAAAGTATTAAAATATTTTAGAGACCGTTCTCTAAACTTTAATCGAACATCATATGATCATACTGACTATGCAGGTATTTCTACTGCAGGTCGAATATATGAATTTGAATCTGTTGTAGGTGCAAATAATATTGAAGGTAAATCATCATTCTTCTCTGGTGCAATATCTCGTGATTTCTCTGGTATCACAACAAACCCCACTGGTAATAAATTAATTAATTTGGGTGTCAACTTTATTTCAGGACTTTCTAATTCTGAGATAAATAAAGGGTCAGGAGAAATAGTTTACTTGGATAACCGACCATTGATTGTTAGAAACTCTCGTCAAAAAGAAGACATTAAAATCATACTAGAATTCTAAAATGCCACAAAAGACTAATTTAAATATATCACCCTATTATGATGATTTTAATAAGGATGATCAGTTTTACAAAATACTCTTCAAGCCAGGATATCCTGTTCAAGCAAGAGAATTAACTGGATTACAGTCTCTTTTACAAAATCAGGTTGAATCTTTTGGTAAACATATATTTAAAGAAGGTTCAATGGTCATACCTGGTGGTATTGAACTTGATAGATCATATTTCTCTGCAAAAATAAATGATACGCATCTTGGCATTGATGTTTCAGTTTATTTAAGTAGTATAATTGCATCCAATGGCGGTAAGGGATTAAGAGTTAGAGGACAAACATCTGGTATAGTAGCAACAATAAAGAATTTTATATTACCTCCAGCGGAAGGTGTAGATAATATTACAATTTTTATTAAATATCAACAATCTGGAACTACTGGTGAGAGCACTTCTTTTCCAGATGGCGAGGTGTTAATATTAGAAGAACCATTAACTTACGGTAATACTACATTAACGATAGGTGAAACAGTTCTTACACTCACATCTGAAGATGCAACCGCTACAGGTTGTGCCTTTGGTGTAAACGCTGGTGTATATTTCTTACGTGGTAGTTTCGTAGATGTACAATCTTCACTTATAATATTAGAACCATACTCTATTGAACCTTCTTACAGAGTTGGATTTGATATATCAGAGGAGATTATAAACTCAAACGACGATGCATCATTATATGATAATGCAAAGGGATTTACAAACTTCGCAGCACCAGGAGCAGATCGTTTTAAAATATCGGTAAAACTTTCTAAAAAAGCATTAAATGACTATGAAGATACAAACTTTGTAGAATTAATGAGAGTGGATACTGGTGAAATAAAAAAATTACAAGATGCATCAACATATAGTGAAATTAAAAAATATTTTGCAAAGAGAACTTTTGATGAGTCGGGAGATTATTCTGTAGAACCATTCCGTGTTGACATTCAAGAGACACTTAACAATGAAATTGATTCAGATGGTTTATTTACAGAGAATAGATTAACTGATGAAGGAAACGTACCCGATGATGATTTAGTAAGTGTCAAACTATCACCAGGTAAAGCATATGTAAAAGGTTTTGATGTAAATGTATCTGGCACAACTGTATTAGATGTTGAAAAACCAAGAGATACTGAAACAGTTGACACTGCATCAGTCCCATTTGAAATGGGAAGTCTTATTAGGGTTAATAACGTTTCAGGTTCACCTTTAATTAGTATAGGTGGTGCAAATTCTAATGTTGTTAAATTATTTAATCAGAGAAGAGGTACTGGAACTGGAATTAGTGGTTTGGAAATAGGAGAAGCAAGAGTATATTCTTGGGGAGTTTCTGATGCTCCATACACTGGTGCCACTTCGGATTGGGATTTACATCTTTATGATATTCAGACATTTACTATATTAAAATGCACCGATATTAATATAACTATTTCTCAAGGAGAAAAGGTTAGAGGTTTAGCAAGTGGTGCAATTGGATATCTTGCTAAAAATCGTGGAGCTACAGGTACTAATGAACTTTGTTTATCACAAACAACAGGTACATTCATAGTTGGAGAGAGTTTAATAATTAATGAAAGATCCACCGTCGCAGGAACATCAATTAAAGAAGTAGTTGCGTTTGGTGTAGATGATATAAAATATATTCGTCAAGATACTTTTTCATCATCAGGTATATCAACTTTTGCTGCGGATGCAGTATTATATGATCGCATATTACCTGGTTTTTCACCTACAGATACAATTAATGTTGTAGGAACTGCTGCAACTGCTGCAAATCGTAATTTTGCAGGAAAAGTTGGTATTCAAACAGGATCAATCATATCATTCAGTGATGGAAATAGTCAAGTTCCAGTTTTTAATAGAGTTACTAATATTTCAACTGATGGTAAAACACTAACTTTAGCAGCTACAACATCAGTTGTAGGAGTCAATGTTGGATCGACAGTTACAAATAGTAAAACTACATCATCAACATTTAGAGTTAAAGTACCTAGAGTTTTAAATCTCGATAAGTCTGGTAT